CATCTCGACGCCCACGCCGGTCACGCCGACGTTCCGCGTGCTCGACATCCCGCCGTTGGTGGACGAGGACGCCTTCGTGCCGGGCTACTACATCGGCGCGTGCTCGGCCGGCGGAGCTCGTTGGGGCGGCGCGGTGGTCTACGAGTCCCGCGACGGCGGCACGAACTACACGCAGGTCGCCACGCTCAACACGCAGTGCGGCATGGGCACGCTGACCAGCTCGCTTGCGTCGGGCACGCCCGGCGATGGCATCGGCAGCGTGACCTACGACACAACCAACAGCTTCACGGTCGCCATCGACCGCGACAACGTGGTCCCGCTGGTCACGGTCACGACCGCATTTGTCGAGGCGGGCTGGAACTGGATGCTGGTCGAGAACGGTGCCAACTTCGAGATCCTCGGCGCGCGCGACGTTGTCGACAACGGCGACGGCACGTTCACGTTCGACCACCTGCTGCGCGGCTTGCGAGGAACCTACGACAGCGCAGCGACCACCAAGGCCGCAGGCAGCAAGGTGACGTTCCTCTACCAAGCGCGGCAGCTCGGCGCTGTGCAGTTCGTCCCGACCAACCTGAGCGCGGGAAGTTTGCCCACCACGATCGACATCAAGGTCGTGGCCGCTGGTCAGTCGATCGACGATGTGACGGCAGAGACGGTCACGCTCGACTGCTGGAACGCACGCCCGATGCCGGGCCGCATGTTTGATACTGACCTGAACCTGAGCACGAACGACCGCACGTTCACGTTTGATCACTGGACGCGCCTTCAGTCTGTGCCAGGAAGTGGTGCTCCTTACCAACTCGACGAGAGTTACGAAGGCTACAAGGTCAACTTCTACGACCCGACTGGCGTCACGCTGCTGCGCACCAAGACGATCAGTGCACAGAACACGGGCAGCTCGATGATCCGTGGCGCGCGCGAGTTCGTCTACACGGCAGCCGAGCAGACGGCGGACGGGTATACTCCGGGGCCAACGGAGACGTTCAAGGTCGAACGCTTCCAGCTCGGCGACTTCGGCGACGGTCGCACATGGATTGAGGACGTCTGATGCCAGTCATCAACCAGGACTACAGCGAGAACGTGGTGTTTTCCGGCGACTTCGCGCGCCGCACGGTCACTGCGCCTGTTGCAGCTGCTGACTACGTCGAGTTCCTCGACGCGACCGACGGCCTGGTCAAGCGCTGTCTGATCTCGGCCGTCAGCGGTGGTGTCACGGACGGCGACAAGGGCGACATCACGGTGTCGAGCAGTGGCACCGTCTGGACGCTCGATTCGCCAGTTGCGACCGCTCGCTTGGGCACTGGAACCGCCGACAACAGCACGTTCCTGCGCGGCGATCAGACGTATGCCCACATCGAGGCATGCAGATTTCCCGTGAAGAATACGAGCGGCGGATCGCTGACAATCGGCACGCCTGTTTATGCGACCGGGAGCGTTGGGGCATCTGGCGCGACTGAAGTCGCGGCTGCGGACGCAAGCAACAGTGCCACAATGCCGTGCATCGGAGTGCTGGAGGCGACGCTGGCAAACAACGCTAGTGGCTTTGCGGTCCCGCTGGGCATGGTGCGCGGTCTCAACACGTCTGCGTATTCGATGAACGGCGTCGTTTATGTCGCAGCCGGTGGCGGCCTGACGCCGACGAGGCCGACTGGCACGACCGATCTGGTGCAGAACATCGGGCGCGTCGTTCGCGTGCATGCAACTACCGGCGAGATCCTTGTGATGGGACCGGGCCGCACAAACGACGTGCAGAACCTGATCCCGACGAGCCGTCTTGCAAGCAGTGGCACGGCTAGTTCGTCGACCTATCTGCGCGGTGACCAGACCTGGGCCAGCATCCCAGGCGCGAGCGGCCAGACCACCGTCGACTTCGGCGCGTTCCCTGGCAGCTCGGACGCATCGGTGGATATCACGGGCCAGACTGGCTTCGACGCAGCGTCGAACGTGGCGCAGGCGTGGCTGCTCGGCGTCGATACAGATGACCACACGGCAGACGAGCACCGCGTGGAGACGATCTCGGTGGCAGTCGGCGCGTTAAGCACCGGCGCGGGCTTCACCATCTACGCACAGAACACGTCGCAACTGAACGAGCCGCTGCAAATCGCAGCGCCTGCGACGTTTCGACAAACGGCAGCGAGCATTTACGGAACCAGCGGGCCAAGCGTTGGCGGAAAAGGCACGCGCATCTATGGCAAGTGGACCGTCGCTTGGCGGTGGAGCTAACAAGACATGGCAATCCAACTACAAGGGAATGGCGGCACCGTTGCCGAGGTCGATGGCACCAACTACCGGGCGATGCGCGCAACGCTGCGCCCGATCGACGCAGGCGCGCTCGGCGCTTACCGACTCTCGCTGCTTTCGGGCACCATGGCCGCAGGTCTTGCAGCTAACAGCGAGGTGTTCCAGTTCCGCTGGTCGGACGCGACGAGGCTGTGCATCGTGACGTCGGTGCTGTGGGACGGACTTTCGGGCAACGCGACAGCGTTCGCGGCTGGCATCGGCAAGGTCGATCTACTCGTTGCGCGTTCTTGGACCGCTGACGGTTCTGGCGGCTCTGCTGCGACGTTGAGCGGCAATAACCAGAAGCAGCGCACCAGCATGGGCTCCACCTTGCTCGGTGCTGCGCGCATCAGCTCGACCGCTGCACTGACCGCAGGCACGAAGACGCTAGACGCGCACGCGCACGGTCAATACTCGGCTGCGTTTGGCACTGCGGCCAGCACGCAATGGATCCCGCAGTTCGATCTATTCCATGCTGACCCTGGTGGCGAGTCGCCGCTGATCCTCGCGCAGAACGAGGGATTTGTAGTGCGCGCTACCGTCCCAGCGACTGGCACTTGGCAGTTCGGCGTCACGGTTTGCTGGACAGAGGTCACGGCTTACTGATGAGCACCATCAAGATCGTGCTATCGCATCCGCACATCGAGCTGGAAGACGGCGCGATCGAATACTGCGTCAACTACCGATTGACCGAGGCCGTGCGTGGCGTCATGGACGGCGAGGTTGGCTACGAGCCAGCGGAAGGCGCAACGCAAGAGGAGATCTTGTCGGACTTGTGCCAGATGGCCGCCGACCACGCCAACCTCCAGACCGAGCACGCCGAGTCCTTTACCGCAGCCGACGTGATTACGTGGGAGGCTCGTTGAGATGGCTTCCGACGAACGTAGCCAGATTAACCTGCGCGACGCGGTGGTCCCGCTGTCGGTCATCATGTCGATCGTCGGCGGTGCGCTGATGATCCAGTCGCGGCTGCTGCAAGTTGAGTTTGCGGTGACCAACCTGCGGCAGTGGATCGAGACGCGCGAGGACGCCAACTTCAAACGGCTGCAAGCCTTCTCGCAGGGCTTGGCCGATCGCAACCCCAGTCTGAACGTGCCCGAGGTCAAGTGATGCGACACCCATGGATCTTGTCGTTGCTGCTGCTGACGAGCTGCGGCGTCTACACCAAGCTCAACGACGCCATCGACCGCGTTGACCTGGCCACTAAGGAAGCCGAGAAGGCGCTGACCGGCGTCGAGGCCGGGCTACGCAACATGGGCGAACAGGGCCAGAAGCTCGCGGACAAGGCAGCCGAGGTGCGGGCCGCAGTCGCTGAAGCCGACAAGAACGGCGACGGCAAGGTGGCGGGCCTTGAGGAGTGGTATGGGCTGGTCATGCAGCTCCTCGCCATCTTCGGCATCGGCGGTTACGCGGTCTCGACCAATGCCAAGCGACGCGCCAACACGGCTGCGATCTACGAGCAGCTTGACGGCCTCAAGGATCGCATCCGTGAAACGCCCAGGGCGTGACGCAGCGAGGGCAGCCGCAGTGGCTGCTCTCGTGCTTTTCAGCGCGTGCGCGACAACGCAGGCGCTGGTCGAGGCTCCAGAGGAGTTCTGGTTGACCGTCGAGAAGTTGCTGTGGGCTATATGGCAAGACGTGGAGTCCACGCTCCTGCTGTTGGGGATCTGAAGGAGAGGACATGGAACGCGCCGAGCTCGAAGAACTAATCCGTGCTCGAGTAACTTGCGGGCAATCGCAAAAGTCTGTCGCCCGAGAGTTAGGCGTCACCGAGTGGCGCGTTCGATGCGTCATGCGCAGCGAGGTGACGCGGCTCGTCATCAAGCGTGACCAAGTGCAAGTCCGCTTGCATACGGTGCAGGCCAAGCCGGTCTCGTCCAACCGCTGCCTGATCCTGTCCGACATCCACATCCCCTACCACGACCAGGCCGCGCTGGCCATCGCGCTGGAGTTCGCGCGCGACTGGAATCCGACCGTCATCGTGCTCAACGGCGACATCCTAGACGCGCAAGAGATCTCGTCGCACCCAAAGGACAAGCACAACCCGATCACATTCCAGGACGAGATCAACGAAGCCCGACAGTTTCTGCGCGTGCTGCGCCACGATCACAAGAAGGCGCGCATCTACTACACGATGGGCAACCACGAGCACCGCTTGGAGCGGTATCTGACGCAGCATGCGCCCGAGCTGTCCAGCGTGACGAGCCTCGCGCTCGACGAGCTGCTGGACCTGCAAGCGTTGGGCATCGAGTTCATCGACCAGCGGTGCAAGCTCACTGTCCCGCCGTTCGAGATCTTCCACGGCAGCATCATCCGCAAGGACGCTGGCAACTCCGTGCGTGGTCACATGACCAGGCGCGGCGGCTCAGTCGCCATGGGCCATACTCACCGCATGGGCATCGTGGCGCGCACTGACCGCAACGGCGTGCACTGGGGAGTTGAGAACGGGCACCTGTCGGACCCAGACCCCGACTGGACGCACGACCCCGACTGGCAGCAGGGCTTCTCCTGCATCGAAGAGACGGACGGCGCCGTCTCGATCCGCCAGCACCACATCCACGACGGCAGGCTGTTAGTTGACGGGCGCATCTACCAAGCGGTGAACCATGGCGGACCAGAGAAGGACAAACATCCAGGCCGAAGTGCAGCGCATCCGCGAGCAGTATCTGGCAATGGTCCGCGGCCTCGGCGTCGAATCTCTCGCTCCCGCTGAAGAGCGAGCGAAGATGGACCGCCTCGAGGACGCGCTCGCGCAGGTCTTCCTGTTCGCGGCGCAGCTCGACGCGGCCGCGCTGCTTGACGTCTATGGCGAGTGGCAGCGCATGGTGGATATCTACCCACTGGACGGCGACGCCGGTCAGTAGAAGTTGACAGCAAGCAGAACGCTTGCCACGATTCCGCCGCGACATGGGCACGGCTTGCGAGGGCCGTGCCTCCCTCCCAGACCGGCGGCGACAGTGATGCGTTGAACGAGAGCAGCGCATGTTCGTAAGAGGGGTCGCCGCCGGTCACTTTCTCAGCACACCGCCCACGACGAGCCTCCGGCATGACCGTGCCGGGCCTTCCGATTCTTGACCGGGCGCGTCGTGGGCATCCTTCCCACCATGCCTTGCCACGCCTTCGGCTCCTGCCTTCTCCGCCCCTGCGCTAAGTCCTGCGACGCTGGGGCATCAAGCAAGCTCCACTGCTGGGCCGCGCTGGTCCTGTGCTCGTTGCTCTGGTTCGTCGCCATTGCGCTTTCCGTTGCTGCTCTAGAAAAGCTGCAAGGAAGTTGACACACGCGAGCGAATCGCTAGCTTCCCGCCGGTCTGCACGTCGCAGACCTAGCAACCGACTGAACGAGTGAACGACATGATTTCCCTGAACGACATCCAACAGAACGTCCCGCAGGCTCCGCGCATCGTCATCTACGGCGTCCCCGGCATCGGCAAGACCACGCTGGCCGCCTGCGCGTCGAACCCGGTCTTCATCCAGACCGAAGACGGCTTGGGCACGATCACGGCGCCCGCCTTCCCGAAGGCCACGAGCTACCGCCAGGTGCTCGAAGCCATGGCCGTGCTGATCAACGAGCAGCACGACTTCCACACGGTGATCTTGGACTCGCTCGACGCGCTTGAGCCGCTGCTGTGGCAACACGTCTGCGAGGAGAACGGCAAGAAGAACATCGAGGAGTTCGGCTACGGCAAGGGCTTCACGTTTGCGGCGATGGAGTGGCGTCGGCTGACCAACGGATTCGACAAGCTGCGCGCGAAGGGCATCACCGTCGTGCTGATCGGCCACAGCCAGGTCGTGCGCTTCGAGTCGCCCGAGGTCGATGCATACGACCGCTACCAGTTGCGCCTGCACAAGCTCGCCGAAGCGACGATCGTCGATTGGGCCGACGCTGTGCTGTTCGCCAACTACCGCGTCACGGCCGTGGTCAGCGGTGACCGCAAGCGTGGCGTGGGCGATGGCTCGCGCGTGCTGATGACCACCGAGCGCCCGGCCTTCCGTGCGAAGAACCGCTACCGCTTGCCGGACCAGATCCCCATCCCTGCCAACGACCCGCAGGCGGGATGGAACCAACTCATGGGCGCGATCGCGGACACGGTGTCCTGATCACGCTCTGAACCCTGTAACCACAACAACCAAGAAGAGAGAGAGACAGAACATGGGCAACCTGAACTTCGACGCGTCCAACATCGAGCCGAGCCAGAGCTTTGAGCCGATCCCCGATGGCTGGTATGCGGCCTCGATCATTGAGGCTGCGATGGTGCCGACGCGTGACGGCACGACCGAGCTGCTGAAGCTCACGTTCGAGATCGACGGACCGAACTACTGCGGCCGCCGCGTCTGGGAGCGTCTCAATGTCAACCACCCGAACGAGCAGCCGCGCCAGATCGCGCAGCGCAACCTGTCGTCGATCTGCCGCGCCATCGGAAAGCTGCAAGTCGCCGACACGGACGAACTGCTGGGCGCAAAGCTGCTGATCAAGGTGCGCGCCGTGCCTGCGGACGGCAAGTTCGACGCGCGCAACGAGATCCGCGGCTACAAGGCCGGGATGGACACGCCGAGCGCAGCGCCTGCGCCGAAGATGTCGGCTCCTGCTGCGGCTCCTAAGGCTGCGCCGTGGCGTCGCTGATTGAGGTCGCATGACCAACACGCGGCCCGCTCGCTTGGACATGGCGTGCGGGCCGTTTTCATTGAACAACTGAACGAGGACAACGCATGGAGCTTCGCGGATATCAACAGCGCGCGATCGAGGCGTCGCTGGAATGGATGGGGAACAACTTGGGCAACCCGCTGGTGGTGTTGCCGACGGGCGCTGGCAAGTCGCTCGTCATCGCGGGCCTGATCAAGCACGCACTGACGGAGTGGCCCGACACGCGCATCGTGGTCGTGACGCACGTCAAGGAACTGATCGAGCAGAACTGCGCGCAGGCCAGGCGATACTGGCCCGACGTGCCCGTTGGCATCTACAGCGCAGGCATCGGACGCCGCGAGGAAGGAGCGCAGGTCCTGTTCTGCGGCATCCAATCGGTCTACGGCAAGGCCGCGCAGATCGGCTGGACTGATCTTGTGCTGATCGACGAAGCGCACCTGGTGCCGAAGGACGGCTTCGGCATGTATCGCACGTTCCTCGGTGACCTTGGCAGCATGAACAACAACATGCGCGTGATGGGGCTCACCGCGACGCCATACCGCACCGACAGCGGCACGCTGCACGAAGGCGACGATCGGCTGTTCCACGGCATCGCATACGACGCCGACCTGGTCAGCCTGATCAACGACGGCTTCCTGTCGCCGACCATCGCTCGCGGCAGCAAGGTCGAGATCGAGACCGGCGACGTGCACATCCGCGGCGGTGAGTTCATCGCGGGCGAGCTGGAGTCGGCGGCCATGGCACCAGGTCTCGTGTCGGCCGCGGTCGGCGAGATCATCGCGCGTGGCCAGGACCGCAAGTCGTGGCTGGTGTTCTGCTGCGGCATCAAGCACGCCGAAGCCGTCGCGGCCGAGCTGCGCGAAGCGGGCGTCAACGTCGCCACCGTGTTCGGCGACACCGACAAGGCCGAGCGTGACCGTGTCGTGAAGGAGTTCAAGGCAAACTCTATCCGCTGCATCGTCAACGTCTCGGTGCTGACCACGGGCTTCGATGCGCCGCAGGTGGATCTGATCGCGCTGCTGCGGCCGACGTGCTCGCCGGGCTTATTCGTGCAGATGGCCGGTCGCGGCTTCCGCCTGGCCGAAGGCAAGCAGAACTGCCTGATGCTCGACTTCGGCGGCAACTTCGAGCGCCATGGATCGCTGGACAACATCAAGGCAAAGGACAAGCGCAAGGGCGAGGCGGGCGAGAAGCCGTGCAAGAAGTGTCCGAACTGCCAGTCCTTTGTGGCGACGGCCGTGTTGCAGTGCCCAGAGTGCGGATACGAGTGGCCGCCGCGAGAGATCACGCACGACGAGCGGCCCGCAGAGGCCGTGGCCATCGCTGGCTTGGAGCCGAAGCAGATCGAGACCTACGACGTCACGGGCGTCGAATACCGCCGTCATCAGAAGCAGGGCAAGGTCGTGCCTGTGCTGCGCGTCACCTACCGCGCAGGCGACTTCGGCGAGTTCAACGAGTGGATCTGCCTCGAGCACGAAGGCTACGCAGGCGAACGCGCAGCCCGCTGGTGGCTCTCGCGTGCGCAGGCGCCGGTCCCTGGCTCGGTCGCGGAAGCCATCGAGCGCAAGGCCGAGTTGGCGCAGCCGCTGACCATCACCGTCGAGCTCGGCGGCGAGTGGCCCGAGATCAAGAAGGTGCTCTGCAAAGTTGAACCAGGCATCCACGAACCAGACGCTCCTCCTCCCACCCCTCACGTTGACTACTCTGAGGTCCCCTTCTGATGTTCGCCTCTCCTCTCGATGCGGCGCTGCGATACGCAGCACGCGGCTGGCTGGTGTTCCCAGTCCGCGCTAACAAGCACCCGTTCACCCAACACGGCCACAAGGAAGCCACCAACGATCCCGCGCGTCTCGCCGCGTGGTGGGCGCAGTGGCCAGATGCACAGGTCGGCGTCGATTGCGAGCGCAGCAGCCTCGCCGTCATCGACCTCGACTACGACCCGACCAAGTCGATTGACGGACCGGCCGTCTGGTCTGTGCTGCTGCAAGACCACGGCCGCGACCTGTGCGGCCTGATCGCCACGACGCCACGCGGCGGCCGTCACCTGTTCTACTCGCTGCCCAACCCGCCGGTCAGCTCGCGCGTCGGCGTGCGGCCTGGCGTCGACGTCCGCGCCGTCGGCGGCTACGTGGTCCTGCCGTCGCCTGCATCACCTGGCCGTGAGTGGCGCACGGGCGACCCGTTCGACGTGGACAGCGACGGCGTCAGCGACATCGACCAGATGCCGGGTTGGGTGCGCGAACTGTGCGGCAGCCACCGTGGCGGCGAGAACTTTGGCGCGGAGTCCAGCGACGCCATGCCGTTGTCGGGCGCAGACGTTGCGTCGATCGAGGACGCGCTCAAGCACGTGGACCCGGACCCGCACGACTTGTGGCTGCAAGTCGGCATGGCGCTCAAGAGCACCGGCGCGAAGGACCAGGCCTACGAGATCTGGTGCGAGTGGTCGGCGCAGTCGGGCAAGTTCACGCCCAAGGACCAGCGCAGGCGGTGGAACTCGTTCAAGGAGTTCCGCTGGGACGGTTCCGAGATCACGCTCGGCACGCTGTTTCACCTGGCCCGAGACGGCGGCTGGATGCCCGGCGTGTTGCAGGAGCTGGCGGGCGACATCGAAGTCCCCGAGCCCGAGCCGGACTACGCGCCGCGGCAGCTCCAGAAGCGTCCGTTCCCGCGCAAGCTCCTCGACGTGCCCGGCATCATCGGCGAGCTGGTGTCGTGGATGCTGACGCAGTCGATCCGCAGGCAACCGTCGCTCTGCCTGGCGTCCGTGCTCGCGTGCATGGGCGCTCTGATGGGTCGGCGCGTCCAGACCCGTGGCGGCCTGCGCACCAACCTCTACATGCTCGGCATCGCTGAGACGGCCAGCGGCAAGAACGCGTCCCTGCGTCTGCCGCAGCGGGCCTTCGCGCTCGCCGGCCTGAGCAACTGGATCGGCCCGAGCGAGTGGAAGTCCGACAGCGGCATCCGCTCCTCGCTGGTCGATGAGCAGACCAGGTCGCACGTCTGCTTGATCGACGAGATGACCAAGTTTCTCCAGCAGGTGACCCACCCGAACGCGGGCGGTCACCAGCTCGGCATCAAGCGCACCTTGCTCGAGCTGTTCTCGTGCGCAGGCGACACCTGGCTCGCGGCCGCCTACGCGGACCGCCGCATCAACGCGCCGACGCCGCTGGAGGAGCCGCACCTGTGCTTCTACGGCACCGGCGTGCCGAGCGAGCTGTTCTCAAGCATGGACTCGGGCGCCATCCGTGACGGCTTCCTAAACCGTCTGCTGGTGTTCGTGTCCGATGACGCTCTCCCGCAACGGCAGACGGTAGACCGCGACGATCCGCCCGCCTACGTGCTCGAACGCCTGCGCGAACTGGAGCGGCTGACGCGTCGGCAAGGCAACCTGCACGGCGTCTGCCGCAAGGTGGCCTACCAGGAGGCCGCAGAATCGCTTCTGGGCTCGTTGGCGGACCGGAACGACGTTCGCATCATGGAACTGCGCAGGAGCGAACTGGCGGCCTTTGCGGACCTTTGGGCGCGGTTCACGGAGCACGTGGAGAAGCTGGCGCTGCTTCGCTCGGTCTGCCGCGACCCGTCCGACCGCATCAGCGTCGATGACGTCGAGTGGGCGGGCGAGCTCGCGTCCTGGTGCATCGAGCGCACCTGCGCCGAGGCGGCCGAGACCATGGCCGACAACGCCGTCCAGGCCATGCAGAAGCGCGTGCTGCGGCTCGTCCGCGACGCTGGGCCCATGGGCATCACCATGGCCCAACTGAGCCGCAAGACCCAGTGGCTGCGTCGCAGCGAGCGTAAGGACGTGCTGGCCTCGCTCGTCGAAGGCGAAGAGGTCGTGACGCAGGAGACCGTGACGCTCGGACGCCGGAAGACCGTCCTGATCGCGCGCGACTTCCTCGCCCCTTGAAGAAAGGGTCGAGTTGAAGGAAGTCTTGAAGAAAGGGTCCGAGCTAGAACCCCGCGCAAGGCAACGACTTGCGGCGCGAAATGGGATCGCTTGGACCCTTATTTCTTGAAATAAGCCACCCCCACCGTGGAGGGAGAGACTAGGGGGTCTAACTTTACCCTAACTTGGGAAGGAGGGTAGCCTTGAAGTATTGAAATAAGGTATACTATATATATTAAGTATATATAATACATACAGTTACGTTCGGACCTTTCTTCAAGTTGACCCCTTGAAGAAAGGTTGAAGAAAGTGAAGGAAGCCCCCCTACTTGCGCCGCTCCGAAAGCGTGGAGGTGGCGTAGTTCAGCCGCAGGTGGTGTAGATCCGCCCGACCTGGTGTAGATCCGCAGCTCGTGGCGCTTACGACCGACGCCGACGCTTGGGAACACCGGCCTGCCAAGACAACATCAACTCGGTGATGGAGATGCCGAGGAACGTCGAAAGCCGGTAGGCCTTCGTCCTCCATGGTCGAGCCAGGCCGCGGCACCACGAGTAGATGGTGTTCGGGGAAAGGCCGAGCTGGCGGGCGACCTGGTATTGCGTGAAGCCGGTCTGCTCGATCAGCGTGGACAGCTTGGTGGTCGCCTTGGTGGCACTTGTGGTCGGCTCCGACATAGGAACTACATCTAGCGGTGGTTCTAGTTTGCTTCAACTTTCCCGGCAGAAGAAAGCCGATCGGAAGTTGACAGTGGGCGAGCGAACTCTACGTTGCGGCGCATGAACGACGAGAACGACATGAACATCGAACGCGCCATCCGTAGCCTCATCCTCAAGCTGCACGACGAAGGTCACGGCCTCTGCGCCGAGTCCATCGCGCGCGACCTCAACGGCAACATCGGCACCAAGCTCGCCGTCGAGACGGTTGAGCGCGTGATCGCTGAAGCCAACCCGCAACGTCGCACGATCAAGTCGTGGGACCTGGACGTCAGCCGCCTTGAAGGCTGGGAGCTGTCGCTGTGAGCAACCAACGCACCAAGGCCGACCGCGACGTCCTGCGCCGCGAGATCGAACGCCACAACCCGTGGGTCTACGCATCCGCCTCGCTGGCTCTGGTCACCGAGATCCTGGGCACGCCAGAACTGCGGGCCGAGCGCAGGAAGATCGACCAGGTCAACTGGGAGAACGGCCTGCGAGCCGAAGCACTGGCCAAGGCGCTGCTCAAGATCCTTGACGACGAGGAGATTGCACAGTGACCAAGCCAACCAACGACGGTTGCAAGATTTACAACTTCGTTTGCAACGTTTGCAAAAGGCGGAGCCAGTCGAAGCGCAACCAGGCCGTCTGCTTCTCCTGCTCGGCCAAGAAGGGCGGGCAGTTCCGCGACCGACCGGACCTCACCGCCGCGCAGCTCGAAGATCGCATGACCCAGATCGTCGCCGACGAGTTGAGGATGCCATGGGAACGATGAACGACTGGGAATACTGGGCGCAAGATGACCTGCGCGTCGAAGAACGGGCGCTCGACACCGCAGCCCGCAAGCCGCACCTGGCCATCGAGCCGAGCGAGCGTTACGAGGGCGTGGAGCACCGCTGGGTCCGCTCTGCCTACCAGTTCCGCGTCGCCAACCGCGAGCGCGTCATGGCGAAGCTGCACGTGACCTGCGACCGCTGCGAAGGGCACGGCGCCTACAACCTGCGCCGGTCGGTCATGCCTGGCGATTACTTCACCGTCGATTGTCCCAAGTGCTCCAACCTCGGAGTCGTGCCAGCATGACCACGCCAACCCAACGAACTCTCAAGTGGGCCCGCGACCTCGGCTACACCGTGCAGGTGGTCGAGAAGTGGAACCCGCACGCGCGCGTCCGCCAGGACCTGTTCGGCTGCATCGACATCGTCGGCCTGTCCGACAAGATCATCGGCATCCAGGCCTGCGCCGACAGCAGCCGCTCGGCCCGCGTCAAGAAGTCTCTCATGGAGCCACGCATCGAGACATGGCTCAAGGCTGGCGGCCGCTTCCTCGTCGTGTCGTGGGGTAAGAAAGGACCACGGGGCAAGCGGAAGACCTGGACTGGGACCGTGGTCGAGCTGTCCTTGAACGCCGACGGCTTCGTCCTGGCCGAGCAGTGGGACGAGAACCGCTCGCTGGCGATCCCATGGCCAGAAGACGTCCAGGGATGTTGGGACGAGGACGCGCATAAGGCATGCTGTGACCATGGCTGACTGGCGATCTGTTTGGCGTGAACCGCAGGATGACTGGGGCGACGATGACCTGGTCGGGCACATGGTCGCAACGGCGATGGGCTACATGGCAAAGGCGCTCGACGAGACGCACATCAAGCTAGCGCGCCAGGCTCTGATGGAGCGCATGCGCAACCTACGCGAGCAGGCTGCGCAGGCGAAGCCCAAGGACTGACATGGCCATCCGCCGCATCAAGATCAAGCACAGGCCGTTGCGTGACTGGTGGGGCTATGCATACCCGGACGAGAACCGCATCGAGATCAGCACCAACCTCAGCGACTCGCAATACCTCGATACGCTGATCCACGAGATCCTGCACGTGCTCTACCCCAACGCGGCCGAGACCACGATCGCTGACCAGGCCAGCACGATCCGACACTACGTCTGGCGTGCTGGTTACCGATCGGGAAGACCGCTGCGCAAGCCGAGAAAGAAGCAATGACCAAGCTCACCAAGTTGGGACTAGATCTCGTGCGCATGTCGTGGCCCGTTGACAAGGACGGCATCCAGCGCACGCACTTCGATGCGTGCTACGTTGGCCACCACGCCTGCGCCATCCAACGGCTGGCCGACGAGGTCGAGATGCTGCGCGAGGCCATCGGCGAGTTCGTCAAGTGGGACAAGGGATCGCACGGTGGCCGCTGGGCCAAGGCGCTGCATCGGCTCCACGAGATTGCCGACGAGGCGAAGGAGCAGAAGTGACCGTCACCGACGACCAGATCCGCGAGCTGCTCGCCACCTACGTCCACTGCCGCAAGTTCGCGCAGACGGGCTACGTTGGCAGCAACGCCGTAACGATCATCGCCGCGCTTGAGGAGTTACTCGAGCGACGCGCTAACGACATTCCCCAGCGTGTTGCTGGGGCCGAGGAGGTGCATGGACGTTCCAGACAATCTCAAAAGGACGATCTGGGGGCGGCGTCCACGCGTTGGGCCTCCTCGGTTTCTTCTAAACGCTGGCCAGAGGGGACCGACGGATGACGCTACCGGACGAGCGCCTACGGGCTCTGCATCAAGCGCGCGACCTGCTTCGTAGCCTCCTCGACCCGCAGCAGACCCCGAGAGTGCCGCTCGAAGTGCGCCGCTGGGCATCCCGCGTGCTCAAGCACTACCCGCTGGAGTTCGAGATCTACGAGCTGCGCAAGCACCGGCTGCTCGGCGGCAAGCGCAACGACTGATATACTGGAGGCACCATGGCAACCACATTCACCGTTTCTGAAGTCGCTCCTGGCGACACGCTCTACACCTACTCGTCATTGGCGCGAACCGACACCTGTGCGGCGATCAATGTCACGCCTGCCAAGCGCATTGTCGCTCAGGTCATGTCTGGCAACACCGGAACCGACACCATCTTGATCGAAGGATCGTTGGATGGGACGAACTGGGGAGCCATGTATCCGCCAGACGCCACCTCGCTGACTGTTGGGGCGGCCTCTGCCATTGGATTTATTGGGGATTTCACTTCAAACGCATCGGGACAAGCTGCAGTTCAGCCGACCTACTTCATCCGAGTTCGCGTCTTAGCTGGAGCTGGTGCATCCGCAAGCGGCATCAAGTGCTGCATCTTGCTGAGGACGTTGAACTGATGACCAACGCGCCCGTCCGCATCCAGAACATCTCGGCATTGCCGCAACATGGGTGGGTCTTCGTCGGCCTGCCCGCTGTGGACATGCCCGAGGCCGAGGCAGGCTGGCTCGCCACCGAGCAGAGCAGCATGCCATGGGTCCGCGAGCCGCACGGAGTCCGCGTGCTCGCGTCGGTGCCTGCCTCAAGCACGATCAAGTGCTCCTGGTCGGACGAGCCGCGCAAGCTCGATGCCTTCGTCTGGCATCCGATCCTCGCAGACAACGCGCTTGCCATCCTGCCGCAGTTCAAGCTCGCAGGCGCCGGGCCGACAACGTCGAGCCTCGACCTCGTGCGCTCCTCGCCGGCCGCGATCGTCTGGCGCATCCGCGACCACTGGGCCGCCGAGAAGGTGACCGTCGATTGCTGGCTGACGGTCTCGTCGGGCATGGCATCGGTCGAGTTCACGACGCAGGTGGTCTACGGCACGACGGAGAACAACGGCCAGGCGCAGGCGGTCGATCTGCCCGAGGTCACGATGACTTCGCGCGCCCGCATCCACTTCGACTTCGCCAAGCGCAACGGCCAGGAGCAGGCGCAGCAGTTTTCCAACCTGCCGACGTGGCGAGGCGTGATCCGCCCGGCTGGCCGAGCTCACCGAGCTGCGCGCTGGGAGTCCCGCGGCGTGCTGCTGCCGTTCGACGATGTCGCCCGCCGCGATGCGCCGCTGTCCGCGCTCTACATGGGCTGGGCCGACAAGTGGATGGCGCTCGGCAAGATCGTCGAAGCAACTCCCGATCTGCCGCAGGTCCGCGAGACGCAGTGGCAGCAATACAACTTTGGCCGCGGCTCCATGCTCGACATGCGCCCGCGTTGCCAACCGCGCGAGACTGGAACGACGGGCGACCAGCCCGACTTCGGATGCGCGTCCGACCTGGCCGTCACGACCGGTGACCCGTGGGAGATCCACGACGCGCTGTGGCAGTGCCAGTCCTTCGCGCTGCGCCCAACGGGCAACAGAGAGCCAGGTGGCGCACCGATGCGCGCCGAGCTGCATCCCAAGGCCACGATCTACAACCAGCGCGTGGACCTGGCCTACGGCGTCGAAGACCGCCTGGGATGGCCTGGCGTCAACCAGATTGGCTGGATGCCGTCGCCAGCAACCACGCTGTGGACGGCGGCCGATGACCAGCACCGCAGCGACAACTTCCTGCACGCGACCTACGCGCTGACGCGCGACCCCGCGCTCGAACAGCTTATCCTCGACCACATCGAGCTGGACAAGCTGGACGTCTACTACCAGCAGCCCATGGTGCCGTCGCCTCGATCCGTCGGGCGCATGGCATTGACACGCGCCAACCAGATCTGGCTCGGATTCACGGGCGCCACGCAAGTCGCACGCACGTGCGCGCAGCGGGCGATCGTCAACAGCCCGCTCTCGACGCTGCCGCCCGACCGCGAGATCCGCACCATCGGCGGCCGCGAGCAGGCGAAGTATGGGTGGTCGGACGCCAACGGTCAGCCGGTCATCGGCTGGCAGTCGTGGCAGGAGACCATCGCGGCCATCGGCCTGCTCGCGCTCGGCAAGCAACTGCGCGACGGCGAGATGATCAACAGCGCCATGAGGCTTGCGCAGACGGTCGTGACACAGTGCTTCGACCTCGCAACCCGCAGGCACGCATACGCGGTGCGGTGGATGGAAGGCGACGTGCTCGGCACTGGGGCCTGGCCGACCTCGGTCAACTCGGCGGGCGAAGGCTGGACCTCGTTCATCTACGTCTCGCCCGCCTGCCAGTCGTGGTCGATGGCGTCGGCCGTGATGATCGCCGAGATCAACCAGCAGGCGCACTTCGTGCTGACTTCGTTCCCGCCTGCGCAGCGCATCAACGACGCACGGTGGAGGGCTCTGTGACGGAGCACATCGACCGTGACGCATGGATGCTGCAACTGACACGCAGCGTCCGCCACCACAAAGCGTCTGCGTTGTTCCTCGACGGCGTGGCCAAGCGGCTTGCCGTCGGCGAGCTCGAATACGGCAACGCGTCGTTCGACCGCGACGTTGACGTGATCGTCCGCGAGATCCTCGACGAGACCCTGGACCGTGCGGGCTGGTGCTACGTGCTGGAGCGCGCCTGCCGCAAGCAGGCCGAGGCCGAGGCATGCACGCCCAAGCGCCGCGAGGAACTGCTGGCTCTTGCCGGGTCCGCTCGCACTGTCGCCGTCTCTGCGTTCGAGGCGTTCGCGCACGACCGCGAGATGTTCTGCCAACCCGTTACGCACGCCGCGCTCGATGAACGCGACGGTGCCTGGAATGCATGACCGAAGAACCCACAGACAAGCCGAAGATCGGCAGGCCGCGCGTGATGACTGACGAAGTGATCGAGAAGATCCTCGGCACCATCCGCTTGGGCCTGCACCAAGACCGCGCCGCCATGGCCCATGGTGTCAGCGCGGGCACGCTGCGTTCGTTCAAGAAACGCAACCCCGAGTTCGCGCGCATGGTCAAGGAAGCCGAGGCATCGGCAGAGGCGGGCTTCCTGTCCCGCATCCTGATGCACACGGACAAGCAGTGGACCGCTTGCGCGTGGATGCTGGAGCGTCGCTGGCCAGAACGCTGGGCCAAGAAGGAGCACGTCGAGGTCAGCACCAAGGGCGAGGCCGAGCAACTGCTCAAGGACTTGCAGCTCATCCGCAGCCGCAACGCCGGAGTCGCCGAAGACGAGTCGCATGCCGCTGCCAGCTAGGTGGTATCCGCTGGAGCCGCACCCCGAGCAGGTGCGGCTGGTCCAGTCCACCGCGCGCTGGAAGGTCGTGGCCGCCGGGCGTCGAAGTGGCAAGACCGAGCGCGCCAAGCGAAAGCTCGTCGAGGCCGCGCTGGATCCGCCAAAGGTGCCGACGCCGACGTTCATTGCCGCGGCTCCGACGCGCGACCAGGCCAAGCGCATCTGGTGGGACGACCTCAAGGCGCTGTCCCCGCGTCAGTGGATCTCGGCCATCAGCGAGTCCGAACTGACGATCCACTACAAGACCGGCTCACGGCTGATGGTCGTGGGCATGGACCGTCCGCAGCGCGTCGAGGGCATCCCGATCGACGGTTGCGTCATCGACGAGATCGACGAGTGCAAGCGGTCCGCCTGGTCATCGTCGCTTCGTCCTGCGCTCTCGACGCGCGGCCGACCTGGCTGGTGCTGGTTCATCGGGCGACCGAAGGGCCGGGCGCTGCTCTACGATCTGTGGACCAACGCCAAGACCACGCCCGACTGGGACGCGTTCCACTGGACGTCGAGCGACATCATCGGAGCGGCCGAGGTCGAGGCCGCCAAGCGTGACCTCGACCCGCGCATGTTCGCGCAGGAGTATGAGGCCGCCTTCCTCACCGCATCGGGCCGCGTCTACTACGCATTCGACACGGCCGTCCACGTGCAGCCGGTGCGATACGAGCCAACGCTGCCTCTCGTGTTCTGCTTCGACTTCAACGTCGCACCGGGCTCGGCCGTAGTGGTGCAAGAGCAAACGCTGGGACCCAAGGTCATCACGGCCGTCATCGGCGAAGTGCACATTGCAGACGACAGCCGCACCGACCTGGTCTGCGACGAGCTGGCGCGCATGTATCGCGGGCACACGGGCGACGTCGTCATCTACGGCGACCCGTCGGGCAATCAGCGCAGGACCAGCGCGCAGTCGAACGACTGGGACCTGGTGCGGCAGCATCTGCGCAAGGGCTTCGCTCGCATCCTCGACCGCGTGACCAGGTCTGCGCCGCCGATTGTGGACTCGGTCAACAGCGTGAACGCTCGACTGCTCAATGCAGCAGGCGATGTGCGCTTCGCCATCAACGCGCAGGCCGCACCGCAGACGCTCAAGGACTTGGAGTCGGTCACTTGGAACGAGGACAAGGACACGCGCGATATCGACAAGAGCGACCCTAAGCGCACCCACTGGAGCGACGCTCTGCGATACTACATTCACGAACGCCATCCCATCGGTGGCAGCAGCATGAGGATCACGTAATGGACGGACACACGATTGGGCAGTGGCACAGTTCGCGGAAGGCCATGGAGGTTGACCGCATCATCACGCGTGCGCTGCGAGGCGGCACGACCGCGATGCGCTCGATGGGCACGGCGCTCACGCCGATGGACCACCGCGAGCGCAGGCAGCCCAAGGAGTATGTCTCTCGCTTGCTGCGCACGTTCCTGTTCCCTGCCTACGATGACGCCGTCACGGGCATCGTGGACAAGCCGTTCCAGCGCGCGATCGTGCTCAAGGACGCCGAGCTGCTGCCCGAGAACCTGCGCTACCTCGAGGAGGACTGCGACCGCGAGGACACCAACCTCACCACCATGGGCCGCATGCTCATGGACTCGATGGCGGACACGGGCCTTGCCTGCCTGCTCGTGGACAAGCCGGGCGCGCAAGTGGCGACCGAGTTCGACGAAAGCGGTGCGCCGACCGCGTTCCGCAACATGACGCTGGCCGAGGAAGAGGCCAACGACGTGCGGCCGTACTTCGCGTTCGTCCACCCCGACAACATCATCAACTGGTCGTGGCGGCGTGACTCGACGGGCAAGCGCATCCTCGCTGGCATTGCCATCTACCACGAAGACCACGAAGTCGATCCGCAGACGATGCAGGAGCGCACCGTGCAGACCGTGCTGGTCTGGACGGAGCAGGTCTTCGAGATGTGGGAGCGCACGATGCCCAGCTCGATCGCCGGGCTGTCGAGCACGATTGACACCGGGGCCGATCTGCTGATCACGGCCAAGCAGTCTTCGACCGCGACGAGCGCGACCGACCGCGACCCCTACCGCTTGGTGCAGCAAGGCATCAACCCGCTCGGCGTTGTGCCGTTCGTGTTCCGCAACGTCAGCAAGCGCAGCAACGACCCGCTGGTCGCAAAGCCGCCGCTGATCGACCTGGCGTGGAAGAACGTGGACGACTGGCTCGTCACCTCGTCGCTCTCGAGCAACCTGCACTGGCACAGCTACCCGGCGCTCTCGATCTCTGGCGCGTCGAGCGACCTGGCCGACGGCACGCAGGAGATCGTCTACGGCGCAGGTGCCACGATCATCAGCCGCGACCCCAACATGCAGGTCGGCTTCGTCGAGACGAGCGGCGCGGCCGCGACCAAGCTCATGGAGAGGCTGCGCGACATCCGCACCGAAGAGCAGAGCCTCGGCCTTGCGCCGTTCGTCGAGCAGGTGACCGCAGGCAGCACGGCCACGGCCGTTGACGCTGCGGGCGCGCGAGCGCAGAGCCGCGTGCAGTCGTGGACCGAGCAGCTCGAGTGGCTGCTTTACGACGCCTACGAGATGGCGATGCTGTGGGAGACATCGGGCGCGAGCGACGAGTTGCCCAAGTCGTTCGACATCGACATCTTCCGCGACTTCGGCATCCCGACGCGGGCGCAGACCGACCTCCAGACGCTGACCACGGCGCGTCAGTCGAAGGAGATCACGCAGGCCACCTACCTGCGCGAGCTCCAGAAGCGCGGCACGCTAGGCGAGGAAGTGGACATCGAAGCCGAGGTCGCCGAGACGCAGGCCGAAGGGCCGGACCTCGCGGGCATGTCGATGCCGATCCCGCCCGAGCAGCCCGCGCCGCCGATCCAGCCGGAAGTGCCGGACGTCGAGGATGAGCCGGTGGCCGAAGAGGAGGACGAGGCATGAACGGCGACCGCTGCACTTCCTGCGGCGCCGTTCTGGTTCACGGACACTGCACCTGCCAGATCAAGGTGGACTGACCATGCGATGCGACCTGTGCAACGAGATCCTCGACTACGGCCAGCAGTTCATCTGCCTCAACCGTTGGTGCGTCTCTGTCGGTGGCACGGTGCGCATGATGCAGAAGGACAGCCGCAACGGTTACACGTGGGACCCAGAGGCCAGCAAGGGCGGCGTGCTGCCGTTGTGCTGGCCGCACTGCGCTTCGACCTACATCGACGGGCAGATGATCGAGATTGCCTACGACCAGAAGCAGAAGCGCCATGGCTGAACCAGACGATCCCAAGCAGAACGTCAACGCGCGCATGCAAGACCGCGCGATCCGTCACGCCATCTACCTCGAACGCTACTACGCCACGGCGACGCAGCAGGTGGTGGGCTACCTCAACGAAGAGGTCTACCCCGACCTGTTGGCCAAGCTCGCCGTCCGCCTTGAACGCATCCGCCTTCGCGGCGTGGACTCCGGCTTCGCCACGACCAAGCGATACGCGACCATGCTGGCCGACATCAAGGCGATGCTGAAGGGCGGGCACGACGAAGCGCGCAAGATGCTGGCCGAACTCATGCGCGAGCTGGCCAAGGTCGAGGCGCGCTGGCAAGAGGGCATGGTCTCCCAGTCGATCCCGAAGGAAGCGCACGTGGTCGTGCTGCCCGATGACACGGTCAACCTGCGCATCGTGCAGCAGGTCGTGGATCAGCCGATCCAGGGCAAGCCGATGAAGAAGTGGTGGGATGACCTGACCGCGCGCACGCAAGAGAAGATCACCACCGAGATCGGCAAGGGCTTGAGCCAGGGCGAGACGGCCGACCAGATCGTGCGTCGAGTTCGAGGCACGCAGGCCAACGGCTACCGCGACGGCGCACTGAACGCGACCCGCGAGCAGGCTGCGGCCATCGTGCGAACGACCAGCAACCACGTGACCACGCAGGCGCGCGAGGTCACCTACGGCGAGATGGAGTCCGTGCTCAAGGGCGTGCAGTGGGTAGCGACTCTCGACACGAAGACCTGCCCGATCTGCGGCCCGCTCGACGGCAAGGTGTTCCAGCTCAAGGAAGGCCCGCGCCCGCCAGCGCACTGGAACTGCCGCTGCACAACGGCGCCGGTCACCAAGTCGCTGGCCGAGATCATCAAGGGCAGCAAGGCCAAGAAGGCCGAGGCCGCCGAGCTGTCCGCCTCGACGCGCGCGAGCATGGATGGCCAGGTGCCAGATGCCGTGACCTACAACGACTGGGTCAAGCGGCAGCCCAAGGACGTGCAAGACGAGATCTTCGGCCCAGGCCGAGCGCGTCTCTTGCGCTCGGGCCAGATTTCGCCCAAGGATTTGGTGACCAAGACCGGACGCTTGCGCAGCCTCGACGAGCTCAAGGACTCGTAGGCGCGGCCCGGCCCGGACTCGACCGCTTGTGGTCTTGCTCGAGTAAGCGCGAAGGATTCTCGACGCGGCCGGCCGACGGCGAAGGAATCGCCGCTCAACTCGCGCAGCGGAAGTGCCGATAGCTTGGGCATGCTACGCACTCTCTCGTTGGTCCTGCTCCTCTGCTCTGTCCTGTCTGCCCAGATCCGCCTGCGCGACGTTGACGCTGCGCGCCGCGAGCTGCGCCCGTGGCTCGACGCCGTGGCCATGGTCGAGAGCTCGGCCGATGACCAGGCCGTCGGCGACGGCGGCAAGGCGATTGGCCGCTTCCAGATCTGGGAGATCTACTGGTCGGACGCCTGCCAGGTCTGCCCGGCGCTGCGCGATGCCGTCTACCAGGACGTGACCGACCGCGTCTACGCGGAGCGCGTGGTGGTCGCCTACATGCTGCGCTATTGCCAGCAGGCCGTGGCGGACAAGGATTGGGAACGGCTCTCCCGCGTCCACAACGGCGGCCCGCGCGGCCATCGCAAGCAGGCGACCGTTGGCTACTGGCGCAAGGTCCAAGCGCAGCTTGAGCGATCCTGAGCGATTAGGGGACTTGTGCGCCCGACTGGAAGTCGATACCTTTCCGACTGATGGCATTCCGCATCGTCGCAGACAAGGACTCTGATCTTCCCGAAGGGCTGCGCGCCCATGCAAAGCAGGAGGGCGACCGTTGGGTCGTTAGCTCGCTGCCAGAAGGATGGGAAGTGGGAGACACCGTTGGCCTGCGCAAGTTCCTCAGCGAGGAGCGCACGGCGCGGAAGACCGCAGAGAAGGCCCTTCAGGCTTACGAGGGCATCGACGACGCAGCGGCAGCGCGCGAGGCTTTGCAGCAACTCAAGGCGGGCGCCTTGAAGGGCAGCAAGGAGATCGACGAGTTCCGCAAGTCGCTCGAATCGAAGGTTGCCGCTGACCTAGCGAAGAAGGACGCCATGGCGCACGGTCTGACCAAGCAGCTCACCGAGCTGATGGTGGACAACGCCGCACAAAAGGCGATCGCTGAAGCGGGCGGCAACCTCAAGCTGCTGTTGCCGATCGTGAAGGCAGCAGTGAAGGCCGAGACCACTCCAGACGGGCGTTTGGCGGTGTCTGTGGTCGATGACTCGGGCAAGGAACTGGTGAGCAAGGCCGCGGGCGCGACCTCTCCCATGTCCATCAACGAGTTCGTTCATACGTTGCGAGAGCAGGCCGAATACAAGGTCGCCTTCGCAGGTTCTGGAACCGGGGGCTCCGGTTCCACGTCTTCGACCGCGGGCGCGGTTCGGGCGTCAGTCCCAGGATCTCTATCCGCGAGGGAGCTGTTCGACCGTGCCAGTATGCACCGGTAGCGAGCTTCTGGGAGCCGCTATGACGCTTCCTCGTGGGCAAACACCCATTGAGGAAACCTCATGGCCGTTACTCTTCTCCAGTCCGCTCTGACTGCGGAAGCAAACGGTGAGTTCAAGAAGGCAGGCGTTCTGAAGACGTTTGCCGACAGCTCGCCGCTGCTCGCCGCTATGCCCATGCTGCCGATCCAAGGCAGCGCTTTCGCCTGGACGCGTCAAGCCTCGCTTGGCTCGGCAGGCTTCCGTTCCGTCAACGGTTCCTACTCGGAATCGGCAGGCACCGTTGAGACCCGCACCGTTGCGATGAAGATCATCGGCGGCGACCTCGACGTTGACGAGTTCTTGGTCCAGGCTCACGGCCCGGCCCACCGCGCGATCCAAGAGCAGGCGAAGGCCGCGCTCATCGCGCAGACGATCAGCTTCCAGATCATCAAGGGGTCGGTCGCTGGTGGTGGTGGCTCGACCGGTGACGCCAACGGCTTCGACGGCCTCCAGGTCCGTTACGGTGGCGGCTTCGGCTCCACGCCGGTCGTGGACGGCGGCGAGAACGCTGGCCAGATCTTCGCCAACGCTGGTGGCGGTGCGCTTTCGATGCGCTCGCTCGACGAGGCGATCCAGGCGGTCGAGAACCCGACGCACCTGCTGATGGCCAAGAAGATGCGCGTCAACATCCAAGCCTTCCTGCGCGGCAGCTCGTCGGTGCAGATGGTCAAGGACGAGTTCGGCCGTCTTGTGACGACCTACAACGGCCTGCCCATTCTCGACGCGGACGTGCTCGGCACGGTCAGCGGCCTGGAGCAGATCGGCTTCAACGAGAACAACGACAGCAGCTCGTCGATCTACTGCTTGTCGCTCACGGACATGGGTCTGTGCATGCCCACGGTCGGCGGTGTCCAGGTGCGTGACCTGGGCGAACAGAACGCCAAGGCGGTCCGTCGCACGCGCGTCGAGATGTATGCGAACATTGCAGACATCCACCCGCGTTGCGTGTCCCGCCTCTACGACATCAGCGACGCAGTCGCCATCGCCTGATCCAAGGAGGACAACAACATGGCTTTTCAATGCTACTCGCTGACGCTCGATGGAGCGCTTCAGCTCGCTAGTGCAACCGCGGTCTCGACCGCGACCACGACCAACGGCACGGCGTTTGACCTTGGCGGCGCGGCCAACAACTGGCAGCGGTTCGCGGTGGTCATCGACTGGAGCGGTATGGACATCACCACCGGTGACGAGTCGTATCGCTTCCAGGTGCAAGGTGCCACGGCTTCGGCCTTCAGCACGGCCTACGTGTTGGCAGAGAAGCGCCTCGGCGACTCGACTGTCAACCTCCAGCCTGTTGATACGACGGCTTTGGGTCGCACGGTGATCTACTGCGACAACGTCGCAGTCACCAGCGCGACGGATTCGAGCAGCATCATTGCGACGCAGTTCGTCCGTTTGACCTGCATCAGCGCCGGAACGACGCCTGCCGTGACCTACTCGGCCTGGATCGTCCCGATCCCCTGATCTGAGCAACCGCACGACCGCGCGGCGCAAGCGGTCGCTTCCCTGTGACAGATCGCAGCTCGGCGGGCCGGAACTCCCGCCGAGCACTTACACCAGGAGCACCACGTGGCAGTTCGCAAGTTCATCCTGACCATCGGCCAGTCCAACGGCGGCACGAAAGCGGACTACGCGGCGTGGGGCGCGCTGCACAGCCAGATCTTTGTGGACGTCGAGAACGCAATCTCGACGTCGGAAGCGCAAGGTGCATACAACGACACCTACACGATCCCAGGCACGTGGCCTGAGTTCCCGACGTGCTCGCTGAAGGGCGCAGCCGTTGACAGCATTCGCTACCTGACGTTCTACAACCCGTGCGCAACGGGCATTGCTTACGTCACATATCCAGGCACAGCGCGTGTCACGGCGGTCGATAATCAGTTGAGCACGACAGCGTCAACTGGTCTGACGACTGCGCTTAAGTGGCAATACGATCCGACGGGCCGCACGCTTACACGCGAGCGCACTGGGACCACGCACACTGTTAGTGCCTGGGGAGGCAGTCTCTCCGCTGGAGCGGCTGACCAGCTTCTTGTTGCTCCTGCATTTGATCCGCCTCCTGTCATCGGCGAGGAAATCACCTACCCGATCCGCGCAGGCGTCAACAGTGCGTCTGGTAGTTACATCTGCATCGAGCCACGCTTGGGCGATGACTTCGGAACCGACGGCAGTTGGAACGGGTCGCTGGCGGGCATGCGCGTGCGTTGCACTGCAAGTGCAAGCGCAGGCAATGTCGGGCTTGTGCGCTATGTGAGCAGCATCACGTTGGACGGAGGCATTGCCAACGACGTTGCAGGAGCACCGCCAACGGTCAAGCTCACTTTCAGCGAAGCTCTGCCAAACAACCCGTCGAACAACGACACGTTCGTCATCGAGCCGCCGCCCGTTGGCGCGGTTGACGTTCCTTTCGAGAAGTGGGCTTACTTCCTGCCGTGGTCGCCCATCGAAGGCCGCGCTACCAAGCAAACGATCACATCGACGTCGGCAGCGTCTGGCACTGGCAGCTTTGTGGCGTTCACGGTTGCAGCAGGCCATGGCATCGTCGTAGGCCAATCCATCAATGTGATCGGTCCAGCGGTCCCGCCGAGCACGCCTGCACAGACGACCTATCAAGGCACGCACTTCGTTGTCGAAGTCACCGCGACAACCATCACGCTAAACGTCGCCTACAGCATCGCGCTGAGTGTCCCGCACTACCTGCGCGTGATGGGCAAGGTCAATCCTTACCCGCCTGGCTTCAACTACCCGAACCACATCGCCACGCCGCAGTTCTACCAGCCGTTCCTTGGCGAGAGCTATCTCTACGGCGCAGGCTCTTCGTTCGCGTTGACCGCGCGTGCGGCATATCACACGGGCCTTGCCAACCGGTTGCAGGAGAAGGTCGGCGACATCATCTACGTCGTCAACCTTGCGGTCGACGGCACCTACCTTGCGCAGCAGGACCTCTATCTTGACGCTGCTATCCCGGTGCCGTCGGTCGGATGGTTCGACCCCAACCAGCACACGAGCTGGAGCGCAGGCGACCGCAACAACTTGTTCCAGCGACTGGTCGACACGCTGGACGCGGCCAAGCTCGCGGCGCAGCGCGAAGGCAACACGCTGGAGTGCTTGGGCGTGTTCTTCGTGCAAGGCGAAGGCGACGGCTCGTTCCTCGATCAATCCGAGAGGTACTATCGCAACCTGACCACGTTCAAGGCCCAGGTGCGCGGCGCGATCAAGGACGCGGGCCTCTACGCAGGCACCGAGTCGACGATCCCCTGGGTGCAGCCGCTCATCACCACGACGCCGTGGCAGTTCTCGGCGACCATCAACTCGGCCATCCAACTGTGCGCAGCGGAAGACCGCTACATGCGCACGGTGCAGATGGACGACGCCACGAAGATCGTCGGCGACACGGCGCACTATGACGCGGCAGGCATCACGCTGCTCGAATACCGCGCCTTCCAGCTCTGGCGCAACATCACCGAGCAGCTCGACGTTGGCGCATACGAGAGCGCGCTGGTGGTCGAGACGGGCACGGGCAGTGCGACCGCCAATAGCTACTGCACCGAGTTGTTCGCCACGACCTACTTCCAGAACCAAGGCGGCAACACGGCGTGGGACGCGGCGGACAAGATCCAGCGCCAGCGTGCTCTGATGCGCGCCACGTTCTGGATCGACCAGACCTACGGCGACCGCTTCGTTGGCTACCGCCAGGTGAACACGCAGGCGCTAGAGTTCCCGCGCTCGCTGGCATACGACCGGCAGGGCTACGAGATCGAAGGCGTGCCGGTGGCTCTGCAACGCGCCACGGCCGAGATCGCGCGCCGTTACCTTGAGGACTCGACGCAGTTCCTGGCCGACACGGCCGCGGGATCCAACGTCGTTGCGGACTCGATCACGGTCGGCCCGATCTCGATCAACAAGACCTACGGCGGCGGCAAGGACACGGCCAAGAAGTTCGTGATTGTGGACCGGCTGTTCAAGGTCGCGGGCCTCATCGACAACTCGATCTGGGCCGACCGATGACAGTGGACGCTGCGCAGATCCTGGCCGATGTCTACTCGGCGACCGCTGAGGTCGGGCGCACCGTCACCGTCACGACCTACTCGGACACCTACAGCACGACCACCGGCAAGACCACGAGGACGGCGACCGACCACAGCGTGCTGGCGTCGCCGCTCTACTCGCAGACGCGCGGCGTCACGGCTGACTCGCAGCCGCGAGGCTCAGCGCAGTTGCTGATCCCGGCCAGCGGCCTCACGTTCACGTTGCAGGTTGGTGCAAAGGTCACGGTCGGATCGAAGATCTACACGGTGACGGTGGTTGGCCGGCTGGAGATCGGCACGACGCTGCTGGCCTACGAGCTCACGTTGCAGGAGGGCGCGCCGTGACCAACTCCGACAACGCGCGCTCGTTCCAGTTCCAGCTCGACAAGTTCATGTCAGACCTGGTGCCAGAAGCGGTGGTCCAGGTGCACGCCAAGATCACGCTGGACCTGCTCTACTCGCTGGTCAAGAAGTCGCCCGTCGGCTTCCCACCGAGCTGGAAGAACCCAGCGCCCAAGGGCTACGTCGGCGGCCAGTTCCGCAGCTTCTGGCAAGCCAACCTTTCGGGCAGCGCGACGGTTGCGCAGAAGACAAACGACTCGCGCAAGTACGGCGAGGATCCCTCCTCGAGGCAGACCGAAGCAGCAAACGCGGAGCTTGGTAAACTAGCTCCTTTCAGCGTGAGCTACATCGTCAACGGACTCCCATACGGCGACCGCCTGAACTCTGGCTGGTCGAGGCAAGCGCCCGCTGGCTTCATCGAACTGTCGATCGCTGAGGTCAAGAGCAAGACCGAAGCGGAGATCAGGACGCTGGAGGCCGAAGGTGGCTAGCCTCATCGCCACGGCCGCTGGCCTGATCCGTGACCGCTTCGCGGCGCAGATCACGACGCCCGAGACGCTGACCACGGTGCACGACAACGCGCCCAACCAGACGATCCCCTCGTCTGGTCGTTGGTGCCGCCTGTCGCTGCGCATGGGCCTCCAAGAGCAGCTTACCGTCGGCGGCCTGGGCCAAGGGCACTTCCGCACGACGGGCGTGGCTCTCATCCAGCTCTTCGAGCCAGTCGGCGCCGGTGACGGCACGCAGCTCGAGCTCGTTGACGCGATCGTTGACGCCTTCCGCGGAGTGACGCTCGCCGGTCCGCCGCCGATCCACTTCGACCCACCCTACGTGTCGGCTCCGCCGACGCTCGACGATGGCCTCTGGCTTCTCGTCGTGACCATCCCTTTCCGAATCGAGGAGCAGGTCTGACATGGCCTCCATCAGCACGAGCAAGCTATTAGTCCACGAGCGCGCGTCGCTCACTGGTGACGTTCCCGCCAACAGCACTTGGCAATACATCAACGTCCAGAAGCCTGGCGTCAGCGGTGGTCCGGCCAACCAGACGGTCGAGTCGCAGTTGATCCGCAACAACCGCAACCCGGCAGGGCTCAAGCTCGTCGGCCCGCAGTCGGCTCTGACGATCCCCTTCGAGACGCAGATCCCGACCGCGGCGTCAGAGAACTGGTGGTTGATGCTGAAGGCGTCGATCTACAGCGCGGCGTCTACGGCGGCCCAGAGCACTGGCAGCTTCACGTGGGCTACGACGGTGCTCACCGGCACCACGACCGGCTTCGAGCGCGGCGACGTGATTGAGATCTACGACACGGCTGCGCCGACGGTGAAGTACTACGCACGCGTCACATCGACGCCTGGCGCGACCATGTCGATCGACCTGACGAAGCCGGGCACGGCTGGCGCAGGTCCGTTCACGGTGCGCCGTGGCGTCACGATCAAGAACGGCAGCACGCAGAAGAACTTCGCCATGCTGCGCGTCTTCCAGTCGCCTGGCAGCACTAGCGACAATCGCTTCGAGCTCTTCGACAAGGAGACGATCGACGCGTGCAGCTTCTCGCTGACAAACAAGGGCATCATCACCGGCACGTTCAACACGGTCGGCGTGGGCTCTGATCAGATTGCGACGGCGCTCTCTGGTTTGCGCACCACGCAAGCGAGCGGCACGTTCAACGCGGCGTCTACTGGCGAAGTGGTCGATGCGACCAACAACGTCCCGTGGGTCAACGTCGCTGGTGCCGAATACGGCGTCCAGTCGGTCAGCTTTAACTGGGCCAACAACAGCCAGGCGCGCAGTAACGTCGGCGACTACGTGGCCGACAGCATCAGCGCAGGCGACTTTCGCGGCACGGGCCAGTTCACTGCCTACTTCGATGACATCGCCGAGTTCAACAAGGCGCTGCTCGGCACGGCCTCGTCGATGTATGTCGTGATGAAGAACAGCACTGGCAGCATCCTCACGCTGTCCATCCCGCGCGTGCGCTACGGCAACCCGACGCTGAATGGCAGCGACCGCGACGTGATCGCGTCGATGCCGTTCCAGTTCGAGGAAGATGCAAGCGAAGGGATCGGCATCCGCATTAGCTTCTTCGCATGAACCTGAAGACCATTCGACGGAACAAGGCGAGCAAGGCCGGTGTCTGGTGGGAATACCAGACCGGCCAGCGCATCGACGCGCCCAACGGCCAGTTCTGCGTGCGAGTCGCCGAGCGCGACAACCCGCAGCACCGGGCCGTGCTGGCAAGGCTGCAACTGGCCAACGCAGAGAAGCTTCGCGCCGGTGGCGAGGATGCTGCGACGGCCTGGTCAAAGCTCGTCACGCGCGCGCTGGCCGAGTCGATCCTCGTCGGATGGGACGGGCTCCAAGATGACGCAGGCGCGGCGATCCCCTACTCGGTGGACAAGGCGGTCGAGCTGCTCGAGGACGAGGAGCTGTGGCCGTTGCGTCACTTCATCGAAGACACGGCAGGCATCATCCGCAGCTACCGCATCGAGCAGGAGGAAGCGGCAAAGGGAAACTGAGCAGCCTCCTGCGGCTCGCGCTGATCCCGCAGGAGGAGCGAGAATACATCCGGGGACTTGCCGAGTGGCGCAGGCAAAGAGGCAAGCCCGAACCAGACCACCCGGCCATGCAGGCCGCAGAACTCGACCCTAAACACACCGACCTATGGGACGCCTTCATCGACCTCAAGCAGAGCGCAAGCGTGGGATGGTCTTCGGACCCGATCTCGCCCGACTCCGTGCTTGCCTGGTGTCGGTTGCATGGCATTCCGCGATGGCGGTGGCGCACGTTCTGGGCGGTGGTGCATCACTTGGACGGCGTGGCGCGTCACGCACTGAAGGAACGCAGCAATGACGACCATCGCAGCACTGAAGCTTGAGCTGAATGCCCAGCAGATGCGGCAGGAGACTCAAGGGGCTAAGACCGACCTCGACGGCGTCAGCAAGTCGGCAGAGGCCGCAGGCCGCGCCGTCGATGGCATGGGCCGCCAAGTCGATGCAGCGGCCCGCACGGTCGGCACTTCGACCGAAGCAGCAGCAGCCAAGACCAAGAAGTTCCAGGACGGCGTGGCGGCGCTGGGCGAGGTCACGCAGATCAATCAGCGCGTCCGCCTGCTCGGCGAGGAAGTGCGCAACCTGGGCTCCGGCTTCAGCAGCGCAGGCACCGTGGCCAGCGTGTTCGCGCAGTCGTTGGTGGACGTTGCGCAGATCAGTAGCATGGCAGGTGGCAAATTTGGCAACCTGGTCGGGCTGCTGCGCGCCAACCCGTTGCTGGCTGCCGCTGGCGTGCTGTCAGCTATCGCCACCGCCATGGCTCTATTCGGCGGCGAGACGGACGAGACCAACAACAAGCTGCGCGAGCAGATCAAGCTCCAGCAGGAGCTGCGCCAGGCGAGCGTCGATCTAGCGCTCCAGATCCAGCGCAACGCCGACTTGCAGCGCATCGGATTCAGGATTGATGAGAAGGAGCAAGAGACGCTGCGCGCTCGCCGTCTGGCGGAGGTTGCCAGCGGATTGGCTGGAAAGCCTGGGTTCCAGACCTTTGAAGACCTGACGAGCCTCACCGGACTGAGCAAGCAAGAGCTGAAAGACCTCGCTCCTCCTGGGAGCACTGTTCGAGACCCGAACGACCGACGAGTTGTGCAGACGTTCCCGCGCGAGCTCGGCCTGACCAACGAAGCCGCGCGCGAGATCGTCCTTCGCGTTGCGCAGATCTTCCGCAACCAGGCGGTCTTCTCGCCCAACCCAACGGCGCCCGTGCAAGGCGTCGTGCAGGCCGGGCAAGCCGGAGTCTCGAACGGTGGCTACGGCTTCGGCGGCTTCGGCGTGTTGCAGCCTGGCCAGATTGCGACGCTGCGCGATCGATTGAACCCGCCCAACCTCGCGTCAGACTACAGCGTCGTGAGCCAAGAGCAGATCTTTAACGTCATCGCAAAGCGGCGCGACGATGAGATCCGCAAGCTGACTGAGCAACTGAACCAGCTCAAGTCGCTCGGGCAGGACGTTGGCACGGCCATCGGTGGTGCTTTCTTCAGCATCGTCAACGGCGCGGCCAACGCCCGCCAAGCTCTGGCTGGCCTGCTCCAGCAGTTCGTGGCAATCGCGCAGCAGCGCGCGATCCAGGGCATCGCCAACAGCCTTGGCAATGCGTTTGGAGCTTCGACTGCGCAGCAGATCAGCAATGTGCAATCTGGCGGCGTCAATGTCCCAGCACAGCCAGGTGGCGGCCTAGCTGGTGGAGGTATCGGCTAATGGCATTCCACAACGTCCAACTCAACCCCGACATCAGCTACGGCGCGACTGGCGGCCCGGCGTTCGGCACCACGATTCAAACGACGGCGAGCGGCCACGAGTATCGCATCTCGCGCGCATCGCGGGCTCGGCGTCGCTACCAGTTCGACAAGCTGCTGCTTGAGCCTGCGCAATGGGGCGCGCTGATTGAGTTTTGGATGGCGCGCCGTGGGCACTTGCACGGCTTCCGGTTTAAGGACTGGAGCGACTGGTCGAGCGCGAGCGATGGCGTCAGCACGCCGACCAACCTCGACCAAGTGCTCGGCACTGGCAACGGCACCGAGACGCAGTTCCAGCTCGTCAAGACCTACGATGACGGCGGCCTGAACCCTTACACCGAGTCGATCACGCTGCCGGTTGCGGGCACGTTGGTCGTTGCGGTCGCTGGTTCCGCGACCACTAGCTACACGGTCACCAACCCTGGCGGGCTGATCACGTTTGCCAGCGCGCCGGG